GGCATCTTGTATTCCTATGGTGCGGTTGTGATGTTTGCTGTATCGTCTACAATAGATCCGTATCCGTAGATAAAGTCTATATGCAAGCCTGTAGAGATCCAAAGGTTTTCGAAAGGTGGGATATGCGCGAGGGTTTGATAGTTACCTCCAGCCCAGTTCGGGAGCGCCCCTGCGTCAATCTCGTAAATGGCATCCTTTGTATTTCCGCCAGTTACGTATCCCATCGTTCCGGCTCCCTTATACTTGAGAGAGAAGTTGTACCACCTTCCTCCCTTCAGGATAACCCTTCCGTCAATGGACTCTTTCTGCCAAAGCGGGGTGGCAATCTTCTTCTCGGAAACAAAATTCCAACTACGATGGGTAGCCTGTGCTCCTGTAAGAGGGTTCTTGATGTTTGGGTTCGTGTTCGCCCACTCATCATTATGAAGCTCTGGATTCGTATCTACAACGATAGCCCACCGAGCCGCAATCTGGTCTCCATGGATAGAGAAGTTGTTGTCCCACTCTGACTTTCCGCCAGGACCATCGTTGTCGTACTTGCCTGTTGCTGCTGTGCATCCGAGAAAGTACGCGGACGCTTCAATATCAGCGGCGCATGGGTGCGGAACGTAAACTCTGAGGGAAGCCCCAGGAACCGTCTTCCAGGCTGAGTAGCAGAGGTCATCCGGGTACCGGTTCGGGTCAGGAGTCGTCCCAACTGCAGCAAGTCCATCCTCTTGGAACTGCCAGTACATAGAGGGTCCTGGCCGACCAAGAAGCTCCATCGTCTGGCTCATCTGAACAAGCGGGTCCTGGCTGCTCTTTACATGCCTGTAGTTGAGGTCGTAAACAGCCTGAGTATTCTGGGAATCTCCAGCATGGTCGTCAATAACAGGAAGAGCCATCGAGCCTGCACTCATGAGGCGTCCCTGCTCATACTGCTTCACGTACAGTCTTGTAAACTGACCGTTCTTGATATCTCCAGCAATAACCTGCTCCCTGAGCATCGTCTCAAGCTGAGCGAAGTTACCATCTACGATAGTAGCATTGAGGGTAGATCCTACCGGTGTGATAGTGATTGGCATTAGGAGATGTCCCTCGCGTAAAGTCTAATGTTTGCAACGTCGAGATCGTGAACCTCGCGAGATGCTGCAACATACTGTCCAGCCCTGATGCCGAGCGCCCAATGAGTCACGGTCGTCAGATCAAGCCCATAGAAGTCCATAGCGCCAATCATGATGTGCGCTGTCCTCTTTCCGTACATGCTTCCCGGCCAGTAAGAGGTAACAGCACCTGAGTGGTAATGGGTAGTCTGAGCAGACCACATCGGGTTCAGGTGAGCTCTTGTTGCGCCAAGGAACGAGTTAGCTCTCTGCCAGTGCGTGTACGATACCCCGCCGTTTGTTGAGTATCCAATACCGATCTCATAGGCGGACTTCGTCCATTCGTGAGATGTGTAAGATCCATGGACATGCACTACAGCGTGTCCTGAATCTCCAAAGTTTGGAGCAGTACCGACAGACTGGACATGAGCGACCTTTACATTGGTCCAGTTCCAGTTGACCCCGCCCTTATCAAGGGTACCTGGAAAGATTGCGGTCCTTCCAACAAGTTGGTCTTCCGCAAAGAGTCTCAGAGGCTCTCTAAAGTGCCTGTACCTAAGCGCACGAGACTTGAACTGCTCTCTATCAAAGTCCGCTGTAACACGGTTATTGAAGTCACCAAAGAGTGCGTCGAGATCAGCCTCAGTACAGAGCTCATCGTCAAGTGCTCTGCTCAAAAAGAACTCAGCCATTAGAAGGGCCTCCTGACAACAAGCTGAACGCTACGTGCTTCATAGTCAGCCTCAGTCCAGATAGAAAGATCAGTCTCCACCATAGCGATCAGTCCGACTTGGAATCGTCCTGTTGGCGCTGAGAAGTACGCTCTCCCGTTGAGAGAGTGTGGACCATCATCGTCAAGGGGACGCCCACCACCAGTATTACGAATCCAATCAGAGCCAGATAACTCCAGTGGCCACTCAGGCTGCAATATGTCAGAGCCTTCCCAAAGAAGACTGCCAGCAGCAAAAGGGACAACCCTAAGATGGTAGTTATTTGTTGCACCAGACACAGCCTTGAAGTTAGCGTTCCAATCAAGCCTAAAGACTGAAGACTCTCCGACGTTTACAGTCGTCCTTGCATCTCCGATGATAGGGGAAGACATAAGCGGGAGCGGACTCGTTGCCGGACTCTCGTGCTCAGTTCTATTCCACCACATGTCTTCGACTGCGTCGATGGTCATTTTGTTTCTTGTAACAGTCTTCCTTGAGATGCAATAGTTATCAACGGAGTTGAACTGCTCAGCCCAATGCAGAAACTCGGCTTCAAGCCTCCTCCTGTCGAGAGCAGAGAGTGCGTTTACATGGTTCATTCTAACCGGAAACAATGACTCTGCTCCTTTGAAGCTTAGGCTTTAGTCCAAGCTTCTTTTGCTCAATAATAAGGTATCTTGGATCATCCCAATCTCTATGAGGTGTAGTCTTTCCTTCAGCTCTCCTCAAGAGAGGATCAAAGTTTCTCCTTTTGAGCTTCATCTCTGCTCCGGGACACTTCCGGTAGAAATAACAAACCCGAGCCCCTTGATTCTTACAAGGTGCCCAGCGGAAAAATCAACATTGATCTTGTGGTAAAATCCAACAACAGGCTTTGTGTGCCTCATTTGAAGGTACACGTCGCCAGGAGAGATCCACTTCGTTCCATAGTTTGTGTTCGGCTTGTCCCAATAATCTTCTGGATTCTTGCTGCTTAGGTTGATGCTCTTCAAAGGATAAGCAGTACCGCTACCGGTCTCCTTAGAGGAGATTTGCTCGCCAAGAACGGCAATACTAACATCCGTGAATGATGAAGGCTCCATGAGCAGCCTAACATCGCTGAGAACCTTCTCTTGATTGAACTGTCCAAATACGAGACCAGCAGTCTTGATCTTTGCTACCGGGAAGGTATCTCCTCTATATAGAATGTACACAGAGTTGTCTACACCGATGATCTCTTCGTTCCAGTAACAGACATCGTTCACAGTCTCCTCAACAACGTACCATGAGGTCCGCTTGAAGGAATACATAACGATTACGTTGTTGCCGGTAGAATTCTGTCCCTTCTTGATCGGAAGGTAATACCAATCATTTACCTTTACAGCATTAGCTTTGAATGAGATAGCACTGAGGTAGTAGTCCTTCAGGTACTCTGGAGTGTTCACGTAGACATGGTTTCTACCATCGTAGATTCCAAACCCTTCATTCCAAAGCCCAAAGATTGCACCATCACCGGCTGCAACAAAGCTCGTACCATACGATGAACCGTTTGCCTCATCCTGCTCAAGCAGGGCGGGACCGTTCGCGCTTTCGTACAGCACCTCTGTCGAGGTCTCACCGATAACAAAAAGCCTATCTCCTGCCGGAACAAGCGCAACACACTTGGAAAGTGGTCTAAAGGTCTGCGTCGCCCTGAACTGTCCAAACAGAACAAGATCGCTGTACCAGATCAGACCGTTGCTATCAACGACCCAAATACGCCCGCCGAATGAGGTCCCAATCGTTGCGGATGGTGGCGGACCAACATCTCTGTCGATGATGGCGTTCAGTGCGAGACTCGTATCTGTGTACCTCTGTGTGTGGTAGTGTCTTGTGACACCCTCTTGATATAGCTCCTGATAGAAGGTGCTTGAGGAAGAGGCGGAAGCAGAATCAGCCGGATTCAACTGAAGCGTTCTTCCTTGCTTTACCCAATGGATGTGGACATCCTGATTCGGAGGCTCCCAGGTACAGTTGAAAGACCTTCTGTCCCAAGAGTTTGACCCTACAGGCTGAACGCTAAACATTGGACTTGGAGCGCTGGCCTTGCCGGCGTTTCCATACTTGTCGACAAACTGAACGATAGTCCTGTACCAGCCTTCGATCTTGGTCCCACCAGAATCTGTTCTTAGCGATGGGCCTGCCTGAATGACACCTTCTCTCCAGTGATACCATCTGTTACCCTTGGAGTAGGTATCAAAAGCAAGACCTGTGGTGTACGGATTCATCGTAGAGACGTTTACTGGAGACGAAGGAACCTCGTGAACACCAAGAGGTGTCACCCCATCGATCCCGTCCCAAATCAACGGAACGTTTCCGCTGTTCAGAATAATGAGCTTAGACTCATGCACGAACATTGATGGGTAATAGTTTCCGCTAACGTTATCTCCATTCAGAGTAGCGATTTCTGTAGAGCCGTTAGAGGTGACCTCGTACACCTTGTCTCCTTTTACGAAGACAAGGTGATCGATTCCGAGGCTATCAACAAAGGACTTGCATCGCGTGTATCCAGATGAGAGAGATGGCGGAGTCCCGTATGAATCCGTCACGCCTGGGTCTGGCTTATTACGATCGTAGTAGTCAGTCCTACCTGGGTAGTTCTGCAAGTACCCAGCATCGATAGGATAGAAGTTTACAGTTCCATCTTCGAGCCTAAGCTGCTTCGTCTCCTCTATGTCTGTTAGCCCCTCGATAAACAGAAGGAGCGTTGATTGCGCGGCCATTAGTTCTTCCACTGGTAGGAAGGAATGGGCGTATACGGAAGCTCACCAAACGGAACCCCGTCGGTCGCCTCAACCTCTTCGACTCCAGGATCGTCAGCGTTGGCGCTATCAGTCTTCTTCGTAAGGTACGCAAGCTGACGTCTGAACTTGATAATGGCAGCCATCTGGCTCTCGATACCCCTGTTCTGAAGCTCAACAAACACCGATGCGCCAAGAGCAAGAAGCTCAGTGACGATGTTGTTGCGACCAACTTCAATCATGTCGAGAGGGTCTGGCCTCGCGTGCCATCCGTCCATGCAATCAATATCGATTGAGTATTGATCATCTGGCCACTGGCGCCACTCAATAAGCGTCTGGTTCCCAGCGTAGTGTCTCTGCTTTCCAATAAGCTGAGCATCAGAAACATTATCTTGAATATAAGATCCAGAAGTCAAAGGAACCTTGCTGCCGATAAGCCAAGCAGTGTAACGAGTACCTGACGGGCTCTTCTTTGACCTGTAAAGCCTGAGAGTGTACGAGCCAGTCTCCGCAACGTTTGCGCTATCTGGATTATTGTAACCCATCGACTGCTGTTGTCCGGCAGTGTACGTGCGCTGAAAAGTTGGTCCAGGAGCAGACTCAAGACCACTCTCTGTATCGTAGTAAGTGAAGAAATACTCGTAAGTCCCGGCCTCGATGTTTCCGGCTCCTGTCGCAGCACCATTGTTGATTGGAGCATAAAGCGGAGGGTCAATCTTGAAAGACTCTTCTACCATGTAGATGCGTGGCTTTGAGCCATCGTAAGCAATCTGTCTGTAGCCACCTTCATCCCTCCAAGACTTCGGGGTTGACGAAGGAATGGCGTAGCCATCAATCTGAACTTCTCTAATCGATGGAGTCTTTGCTGCGTAGTTTGTACGATAAAATGTCAGCAGCGTTCCCGGAGCAGCCTGGGCTGTATGCAGTGGAGCATCTACGGTAAGAGTGGTAGTGTCTACCTTTGTAATCCTATAGGGCCTATCGTCGATCAGAACGTATCTGCCAGTACTTTGATACGTCAGAGTCATCGGGCCAGCCGTGATCAGAGTATATCCACCCTTTGACCACGTAAATGTTTCTGTAGATGTGATGGGCGCATAGGTAATATCGCGCTCCCAATTCCACGCCCAAGGCCACGGCTGCTCTCGAATAATCGAGTAGATAGTTTCAAACCAGTGGTACTTGAGATCATCCGAACCGCGCTGACCGACCCCAGCAAGCATTAGCTCAATAAGAAAGTCGGTCCTCATTGTAATACCGGCCATGTAGCCTCCCTTCATGAAAAGGAGAGCCCCAGGCGCTCGATGGGGATCGGCACGCCTGGGGCTCAGGATGGCTAAGGGGGAGAGTTCCCTATCGCGCCATCCTCTCTGGAAGGTCGAGCTTGCAGAGAACCATGGAGTGAGCAGCACCGTCCGCGTTCACGGCGATACCGACACACTTACCACCGTAACCGGTGATAACCTCCTGAATCTGCGCCTGAGATGCGATGGTACTAACAGAGGTGCGAACGAAGCCGTGAGTCACGTTGGTGTCTGCAACCAAGCGATCGCCAGCAGCAATCGCTCCGGTACCAGACTTCAGCTCGTAGTATCCACGGCGAACCAGCCAAATGGCGTCGCCCTCCGCAAGGGAGGTGCTCCACACAGGCTGGCGAGTCGTGCTGGAGCCGATCTCACTCGTGGTCTCAGCGTAGTGAGAAAGCATGGCGCCAGCAATAGCCTGGACATCCTCTGCATCCTGCACCATCGCTCCATCCTCACCGAGGAGACGACCGTTGTGGTTCGTCGCAGCGGCTGCGGCAGGATCGATGCTGAGAGCACCAGCTCCAACAGGGTGAACATAGAGCGTCAGGGTCATGAAATACTTCGTGGTCCCATCGTCGTAGACGACGTCGCGCTCAAAGCCACCGTTGAAATCGTCACCAACAATACCGTCGTACTCGCCGTTGGCGATCTCGTCGGCAGTAATGATCACGTTCGGAGCAGCATTCCGAAAGCGGGAATCCGGGTTGACATCAGTCCATCCGGTAACATCAGTTACATTCATCTTTATTACCTAAGTGTTGAGAGAGTCAATGTATTCAGCGGAGACTGCCATCGTGCGTGCAACAGCATCGAGGCAGCCAATACGAACAGCGACTCTTGTGTTTGCAGGAATGGTCGCCATTGAACCGACAGTAACGCGAGCGCCACCGTTGGCAGCAAGGGCTGTGACCTTGTGAGTCGAGACAACAACCTCGGCACCGGCTCCGCCGGTACCAATGTCAATCTCGTACTCATCAATAGCGGACAGAAGCTCGCACACAAGTGTGCGGACCTTAGAGTCCGTGGTCACGGTACTCGCAGGAACAAGCTCAACCCATGCGCCACGCGCATAACTTCCGCCAGCATGAGCAGTCACAGTGACTCCAGCGCCAGCGGCAGGGATGATCTTGACCTGAGAGTCCTGCTCCTTGAGGAGCCGGTCAATCTTGGTCACGAGTGCAAGGAGATTCATTACCAGGTCTCCCACCGGAGGTTGTTGTCAGAGCCCGCAACACCGTGATCGGAGATACGGAAGACACCAAGGTTGAAGCTATCGATCCACCACTTGGTCTCGTGCAGCTGACGGTACGGCGAGCGCGGGGCCAGCTGACGCATACGAACGCCAGGGTTGATAAGCATGAAGAATCCACCAGCCAGCGAAAGGATGCTGTTAGAAGCAACGCTCTCGAAGTCGGTAGCCATCTTGGTCTTATCGTTGGCGCCCGTGCGAGCAGCCTCGAACCGGTCCTTGAGGTGCAGGCAGTAGATGGTGTCCGTAGCGCAGTACGGATCCCAGCTAACATCCTGACCGTCGAACTTGAACGAGTTCACGCCAAACTCAGCGTCAAGACGCTTCGTGAGCATGTACTGCGGAGCACCAAGCTCCAGCATACCGCGCTTGATGTTCTCAAACACGTTCTGCGTGGTAACGATGTCACTCGGAACCAGGGTTCCGACAGTGCACTGGCGAATCAGAGCAAGCAACGAGATGAAGCCTGCGGGCAGAGTCGTACCAGGAGCAACGTAACCGAAGTTCTGGGTAAGCTCAACGTACTGGTTACGCCACCAACTACGAGCAGACTTCGAAATGCCACCAACGGTAGCAGTCTGGGTCGCCGGAGTAGACTTCTCCAAAATGGTGCTCAGGCCATCAGGCTGAGCGCCACCCGCACCGGAGAAGATAGCGTAGCTCATCGCACGGAAGTGGGCGAGCATAGCCTCCCACTGAGCGTACTCAGCCAGCTTGAACAGAGCACCGGGGTTGCCCTCGTTCTCCCACTGGTCGATCTTGTCGATGCCTGCGGGAACAGCAAGGTAACGGTTGTCGTAGTAACCCTTCGCGATCTGCGAATCCTGAGCATCAGGCAGAAGGTCACCACGCTGCATCCACTTGCCAGAAGTTCCAGGGCCGAGGTACACAGGCACCTCGATGTTGTCATAGCAGTTGACAACCTGAGCCTGCTCCTTGAAACGCTTGAAGAGATAGCTCTTCTCAAGCTCCTGGGCAACAAGCTTCTTCTGACGGTTTTCCAGAGTCCGAACGAGGTCGAAATTCTGGGAGTATTCCTGACGAGATCCCATTTTGGGTCTTTCCTATTATTAGAGGTTTTCGAGGATGTTTACCTTGCCCGAGGTGATCGCGCCGTGTGCAGCGGGATTCTCAGACTTGATAAAGTCCTCAAGTGAAGGAACACGTCTCGAACCGCCTTCCGGGGCCGCCTTCCTTTGTCTTGTTTGTGTAGGCTCGTTCAGACTGCCGCCAGCTGTCATCCCTTGCTTACGCTCTTTGAGCTTAGCCTCAAACTTTCGGACTGCCGCATCCGAGTTAGCCTGAAGGATCTGCTCATGTCTGTACAACTTCAACATGTCGCTCGGCGTCATCTTGCCGTTGAACATATCACTCATCCAACTCTCAAAAGCAGCAACCTCCTCATTGGAGGAGAAGGTAACTGTTGCGTCACCAAACTGCTGAGGCTTGCCGACAATGTCGAGCATTCCATCTCTGAAGGACTGGATTCTCTGAGTCCGCGCCTGAGACTGCTCTCGCTTGGCAAGCTCTCGCTGAAGCTGAGCCTGAGTAAGCGGAGTCTCCGAATCGCCTGCGGGCCGACGACTTTCAACGGCACGGCGCTTCGTGTCCTGCTCAGCATAGCGCTGCTGAAGAGCGTTCTTCAAGGCATTCTGAACAGCAGCGGTCTCGCGAGAGGCTGAGTGCTTTTCAAAAGCAGCAAAAGCAGCCTTGTGCTCTTCTGGCAGGCTGGCGCTGTTTCCGTCCCAGCTATCAAAGCTAAAGCTGGAACCAGAACCCGAGTTAGACTCGGCAGATGCATTGTCGATGGAGCCAGTATCTGGCGCGGTCGTGTTTTCGCCTTCCATTTTACTCTCCGAGCTGGAAGTGTTGGTGAAGCTCTTGCTCACTTAGAACAAGATGGTCAGGGATCCTCTTCGCCTTCTTTTGGTCAAGGTACTGGCGAATAGCTGGGTGGTCCTCCATGGCCTTTACGTGGGCAGGCATCTCCGGGACCTTTTGTTCGTTTGTAGGAGTCTCATACTGGACGAGATCGTGCTCATCCATAAACTCCTGCTGATGCTTCTTGCTCTCGAATACAACCCGCTCATACCGCGGCTGACCGTTTTTATCAAGAGCGAGACTTCCATCAACCTCCCTAACAAAGTCTCTACACTGCGAGAGGTATGGGTAGCCCTCATTCTGGAACTTGAGATCACTTGGAGGAGCAACAAGCTCCTGGACTCTCTTCCAGTCCTGCTTCTTGTCAATGGGGCAGGAGTAATCTGGCATTACATTTCTAAGAAGAACCTTCTTACGAAGCTCCTCTACGATAAAGCCGCAACCCTGACACTGATACTCATACATCGGCATGACTAATATCCTCCAAGTCCACCAAGCGCGTTAGCTACACTCGGAGCACCCTGATCCCCAAGCGCTCGCTCAGGGTGCTCCTCTCCCTCCGGTAGACCCCCAAGCCCACCAGCGAGCGCTTCGAGTTCAGGCGGCATCCCAGACATGGGCAAACCGGACCCCTGTCCAGGAACCTGGAGATTGTTCATAACTTCCATTCCGAAGCCAAACGCACGCCTTCCCTCGTTCCCAAGTTCCGGCCAGTTGAACACCTGCTGGAACTGCGGAAGCGTCGCCACCTGCTTCAAGAACTGAACAATAAGAAGCTGCTGCTCAGCATTGGCTGGACCTTCAAGGTCCTTGACCTCAATCTTGTACTGGTAGCTGGTAGTGAAGTCGTTGCCGCCCGGCTCAATCTTCACAGCGTGAGGACCGAAGCTAAAGATGTGCTCTCGTGGAGTGCTAAACAAGTTCAGCATGTGGATGATCTTCAGTACAGCTTCGTTGCCAGCATCAATCACTGGACCTCTAATAGCCTCCATGGCCATAGAGGAGGACTGCAACAACGCCTCTGTCTGCCGAGCAGTAATCTTCTTGATTGCAGTCCCGCGATCAATATCGGTCTGGCCAGCCTCACCCTGAGCGAGCTTGCTAATCAAGTTCAGGGCCATTGCATCATCTTGCGTGAGCCCTGGTCCATCAAGCCACGTAAACGCCTCAGGAGAGCCAGACTCGAACTTGACCTGTCCGTTGTAATCTGGGTCGTTGATTCGGCGCTCGTTTCTCTTGTCGACCGCACCGTTTGCACCGACAGACCACTTGGCGTTTAGACCCTTGCGGATCTTTCTAAAGGCAGCCTCGATAACCTTTGCATAGTCATCGGTGTAGGGAGCGAGGTCTTCGATCCAAGACTTAGAAAGAATCCTCATGTTCTTTCTACTTTTTGCTGGGATGAGCGGAATCATTCCGCCGTATGGGTTGACCGCACTCTTGATAACGATGTCCGGGTGACCAACAACATGAGCCAAATACCAGCTATTGTATCCGGGGTCATTCCTGTCACGCCTAATGTAGGTGACTGCAACGACCACAGGGTTCGCGATATACGCTCCACCGGGCGTCTCGTCGATAAGGATCTGGAAAATCCCCTTATCAACAGTCACGTCGTCTGGAATCTCCTCACCTGTAATCTCTGCAAGCTCTTCCTTGGAAAGGAGGACGAGCTTGGTAACGTAATCAGAATCCTTGAAGTTCTTTACCTCTCGTGAAAGAACAACAAAGAAGGGAGAGACTGTCTTGATCCAAGGCGCACCAACGTCTGGATCGAACGTCATCTCAGGCTGCGTAGGCTCCTCAATATTCGGAGGAGGAGCAAAAGGATCGAACTGGCTAACGCTGTTGATGTCAGAACCAAGGGCGGCTGCTACCTGTTCCTCTGGAACGGGAACATAACGATCCTTGATCTCCTCTGGATCAAACTGGTTGGTGCCCTTGTAAAAGACAGACCTTGTAGGATCGAACGAATGGAAATCAAGTGTGTGTCCAACCTCAAGCCAGCCAGTTGCGCCCCAGAGCGAATCCTCCGTTGCATCATCAAGCGTTGACTTCAGGTCAATAGTCCTCGAAACAGAGTTGGCCATAATGGTCATCTGCGCTGCGGACTTAGCAAAGTCTGGATCGTCGGCGCTAACTCTCACGAAGAAGTTTCTATTGATCAGTCGCGCACGAACAGCGTTAGCGAATTCCTTGGTAAGGTTTCCATACCTGGAACCACTGTTCTCGTTGTTCATTACGTCCCGACTGTCCTTCCACTTGATGTGGAACTGAGACATAATGTGCTTATAGTCATCCAGGATTCTGTTATCCCAGGCTTCAATATCAAGCGCCATAGTTCAAATCAATCCCATTGAATTCGAGGACATTGAAGAACTCAAGCTCGTCAACCGGCTCAGGCTCACTTTCAACAATCTTCACCCGCACGCCAACGCGGTCATATACCATATGGTAAGCATGACAATAAGCCATAACGCAGTCATCATGCTCTCCATCCATAGCCTCTGGCTTGCCGTCAACGTTCGTAATGAACGTTCCGATCTCTTCCGCAAACTCTTTAGAGACGACATGCTCTGGATGTCTCCTGATATGGTGACGCATCTCTGTAAGCATAGTCTTTCTGTTACCGCGCGTAGTTTTATTCCAAGCCCTGTCTTCGTATGGGCCATGCCCGTTTCGAAGGTAGACCCTGTTGTAACCAGACTGCTTGAACATCGCCCAAGTAGCCTCGCCAACAGAGTTTCGCTCGATGTTTACCTCGGCAACATTATACATGATCCCAAGAAGAATAGCTGGCAGAGCCATCTCCTCTGGTCTTGTCCTGCTTCTGTGTTGTGCTACAACGCATCCAGAACTATCAATAACGTACAGCACGCTGTAATCAGGATCAGCCTTGTCACCAACCTGTCGGCCTTCCGCGATGTCTCCACCAATGACATACTTCTCAGTCTTATGCGGTCTCTGATACAGCTTGAGCGCACCGTTTCTTGCCTTCACAACTACTGGAGAGTAGTTGGTCCATGGAAGTAGTCGAGAGGGATCGTTGTTGCCATTGGCGTCAGAAAGCTCTCCGACGAGTAGTGGCTCCTGCACGCCATCCATGGCCTTCTTTGCGGGGCCCGTTCCGAAGAACAGCTTGCCGGCTGATGCCCATGCGTGGTCGGGCGTAGTTGGATACTCCTCGTTGAAGTTATCCTGGTCACCCTGGAACTTGTTCTTGATTTGGAGTCTGCGCCAATAGACTTGGCCGACATTGAGGCCGTGAAGCTTTCCGTAAGCTTCCTCAGTAATGCCAATGTCTCCATTTTCGTCAATCTCGCAAACCTCACGGTCGCTATTGAGGTAAATGAATTCGCCATTTACGTCAAAGCACTCCGGTGGAGGGCTCGTAGTGTACTCGTGCGAGATGTGCCACGGAAGGAAGAGAGGCTTGGTTTTCGTTTCGCCAACCTCTTGGCCGCTCATGACACGGTTCCAGCGCTTGAAGAAATGTCCCATTCCTTCGGCAGTGGACTCGTTGATAATAAAGGTGCTCGGGGCGTCTGGAATGCCTGGGAACAAGCTCTTTTCTACTTGCTGTGCTCGACCTTTTACCCACTTAGGCATCTCGGACAAGTGAATGGCGTCAATGCGCTCCGACGTTCCTGGATTGGGGCTTTGTGAGGACTCAAACAGGAACTTACTCCCGTTGCTCCATACAATTCTTTTGCCGCCCCGAGCACGAATGGTTGGTGCGTCTGGGTTCTTCTCAGAGACAGCCTCACCCCAACGGATCAGCATATCTCTCTTTTCGTACATGTGAGGATCCTTGTCAATAATAAACATTACGACAAAGTGATCCTTCTGCATGACGAGCCAAAACTCAAACGCAAGAAGAATAGTTGTAATACCAAGCTGACGAGCTTTCAGGATAATGTCCCTAACAGGGAGGCCGTCCATCCAATCGTCAATAAGAACCGCCACGATCTTGATCTGGTGTTCGTTTGGAACAAACGCACCATATCCGCCGAGCGGGTAGTCAGGATTCAGTCCAGGCCGGTAAGGGATCTCCAGAAACATTTCGCAAAAATATACGAAGTCCCCCATCGCTCTCGACCACTGGTCGCCCTCTGGAGCGCTGTACGTCGGAACCTGTGCAAGTCGCGCCTGAACATGCTTTTCCGATGTCACGACAGGCTCAGTCTGCTGGAGCAGACGAGCAATCTCGTGTGGTGTGCGTCCTGTTCTGGCGATAACCATATCAACAGCAAGCTGTCTGACCTGCTCATCGCGGAGTGATCTATCACCAGATGCCTCCAGGATTTCATTTATCGTCTCGACTTCGCCTTTGGCTCTATCAAGATCGTCCTGAAGTTCAGCTGTGAGACCTCCTTCCGCAACTCGCAACTCGACAACGATCAGCTTGGCCGTCGCCTTCACAAGTGTGGAGTCGTCAATCTTCACGGTACTTCAAAAAGCTCCGTAAGATCGTCCTCAACCTCCAGAGGGCGAGAGTTGGCAATAATCCTTTCATCAACACCAATGCGTTTGTGGACGATTTCTGCTGCCTGAGTTGTGACGCCCTTCAGCGACTTGGGGGCGATTCCAAGATCCCCACCGCGAAGGGCGTCGTAAATCATAGCTCCCTGAAGGATGTCCTTCGGGGTAGTTGTGACGCTCTTGTTGACGACGTTGTCGTTAGCGTCGAGCTTCATCTTGACGGTTTCGCCACGAATGACCTGAGCAATCCCACGCGCAACCTCGGTGGGATCGATGCTGAACTCAGTTTCAAGAGCAACGAGAAGTTCTTGCTTGAAAGAAGTCATCCGTACGCCAGGTCGATTGCGTCTGCGTAAAGGGCTCCAAGCGCCTGAGCACCATAATACCCGTTATGCCTCAACGCGATTACATCTTCAACCATACCAAGGTTGTCGAAGAAGAATGGCTCACAACACCACGTCCATGCCTTGTATCCCTTCTGGACATTCAGGCTCGGCCCCTGAGCAGTCTTGACTACTGTCTTGAATGGAAGGACAGAGTCTAAGTACTCACAAGCTCGATTAGCTCTTCGCACGTTAAGTTTGGAAGTAGCAGGGTGTAGGAAAATTCGTCCGTTGCTACCCCCTCCGGCGTTTGCATGGCATAGTACAACCAGATTACAAGAGAAGGTATTGAACCTTTTTGCACGGTCGGAATAACTTCCCATTCCATTGATGAAGGTGCGGTGGCCATGTGTGATTGATTGCATCAGGAGCCCAAAACCGAAAGGAGCGATCCATTCGTATTCGTGGTATCCGTGATGCTTACCTCCAAGGTCAAGCCTGTCAGGCTTACCGTTGTGCTGTAGATCGATACCGAGCTTCATGACTTATCCTAATATCATTCCCCGAGGCGAAACTGGCGGGTTTCGTGTCGGGGGTGACGGAAGGTAGATCTCCTTCCTTGGCGATTTGGTTCAGGAATCGCCCCAACCTGTCCTACATCTACGGAGAAGAACCTGCCAGGGCCCGACTGCGTAGTGGTCACGGGATGTTTGTTTAGATAGTAAAACTATCTGCCTCGGCCGAGGGTTCGGCGTCTTCGAGGGTTTCATCAGCGCCCGCCTCAACGCTGTCCTCGTCTGAGTCATCTTCACTCAAAGTGGTTACGACCTCAAGTAGCGTGTCCGCCTGCATGAGGATTTCGAATGCCTTGTCGTAGTGCGGCTTAGCAAACTCTGCAAAGCTGATGTCTACGCGATCGATTTCCACCTCATACGGGTCTCCATCGATTACCTTGTAAATGGCTTGGTGCAGCTCGATCATCGCGATTGCAATCAGGTGCGGCTCTCTGAGAACCTGCCCCTGCCACCTCGCGGCGAGCTTTAGGAGACTCTGAGCAACGTTCAGACGCGCTCTGTTTGGCTTGATCTTTCGTCCTCTGACGTTCGTCATGAGGAGCTTGATAATCGGCTTTGTGAAAAGCTGGGGGTTGTTCACGGTGTCTCCAAGGGGGGTAGGCCGGCGCAGGCCCTCCCCCATGAAGATAGTCGCTACGCGCACGTGAGTCAAGAAAATAATATAAACAGAGAAACGTCAATCATTACAGGTACTTACGGCGACCTGCTCACAGGGGTGTGCTGGGGTGGGGGAAGAAGTGGAAGTCATGGAATAGTGTGGAATGAAAAAACGAATCAATGAAAAAACGAATCGGCGTATGAGGGTACAGTAAAAAATAAATACAGCTCAAGTACGGGGGGCGGACGCAGGCCCTGCGCACCAGCAGCCAAGCAATCCAGACTTGACGCGTCAACACTTGCACGCCCGAGCAAATGTACCCGGCACGCCGTGGCCCCGATCAATCCGGCCCCGCCCCGTGCGATCGGGGTGCGGGGTGCGGGGTGTTGATCCGGGTGCTGCCCCTGTTGATCGGGGCGATCGCGATTTATTTTGCCCTCGGCAAATATTTTTCGATCGGCACCACAGGCCGATCGACGGGTGATCTGGCGAGGTAGTTTGTTGATCGGGGGTTGACGGGTGGTCAGGGGAGGCTAAGCTCATGGTGCCGGACGCAAACGGCAGCCCCAAACGGGGGTTGACCACCGGCGGATCTTTACAGCGCGAATATGTTAGTGGTAGGAGGTTGCCTCGGGCGGACAACCGATCGCGGTAAACGGTACCGCGATTTGGTTACGGTAAACGCTACTGTGATCGGATGTACGCTCGGCCAAACACCGGGCCGGTACAGAATAACCTGTACTGTGTAGCAAGTGAGAGCAACCATGGCTAAAAACAAGGCCAAGAGCAAGAGCAAGACCAACAACGCAAACAAGCCCAACGGACTGCGCAAGTGGGGTAAACCCGCCAAGTGGGACGTAATGCTTGATTGCATGGACCATGTTGATCTGGCGGCTATTTACTTGGGCAAGGGGGTAACCCCTGACCAACTGGTAGCCGCTGGGCTCGACGAGGCCGATGTTGGTACCGCGGTGGCTGCTACCCGCAAGGGACCGCAGCCCAAGACCAAGGTGCACCAACTGCTGCTGCAGTGCACGCACAAGGGCTACGCGGCGATGGTAAAGCACTACAACGACAACAAGGGACCGGGTATGCCCGCGACCATGTTGCAGGCGTGTGCAGAGCGCAAACACCCCATGGATCACAAAGTGGTATCACGCCGAGGCAAGCCCGTTGCACAGACGGGTTGCTCGGTAGCCACTTGGGCCAATGAGAGTGTAAACGTTAGCATCAGGCTCGAGGCTCTGGCCCCCAGCCGCAAGAAAAAGGA